TGGCAACAAGCCAAAGAAATTGAGAAGTATGTAGCGCAGCAATATGCAGAATTTGCAATTGAATGTTACAGAAAAGAACTTCCCGTTCTTGAGTTTGATGGATGGATTAACCACCTTAGACACTAACGAGAAATGAAACAGAGCAGTATTGATTGGTTGTACAACAACCTTAAGTCACACTTTGAACACGATGGTGATTTACTTGAGGCTGTTAATATGAGCTTTGAACAAGCCAAAGCAATGCACAAGGATGAGATTGAGAATGCGTATTGGGATGGCGGACAATGGATTCCATCATCGGGTTCTCAATGCGAGGAATACTACAATGAAACCTTTAACACCAACGAGAAATGAAAAAGGATAAAATAGAGGTTAGAAATAGAAAATCAGCATTCGTTGAACTAAAAGATTTTTGCACCTTTTCAACAGGTGAACGAAAGGATAAAGGTGATTTTTTGGAAGTTACCGAATGGACTAATGGTGAGGGTTATGATATTCATATTTCAGATGTAAATGGTGAGAAGCAATTCCAACTAACTTGGGGTCAGATGGAAGCCCTATTCAAATGTGTGAAATCTATGGATGAATCATTTGGTGAAGAGGAAGATAAAAAATGAACTACCGATACGACATCAATCAATTCTATTGGGATAAGGAGGCAAACCATTTCTTTGCACGAAGGTCCACCCTATGGAATTATGACTACGATGCCGCTACCATACCCTTCTTAAATGGAAGGTCGCAGTTTTATATTGTCAATCCATCCACCGGAGGGAATCGCAGATTCCGTTTTTCACACGAAAAAATTTTTAAAAGTGACACGGTGTGGTACTTCAAGTCGGAGGATGGGATTGGAGTCGAAATCTTAATTGACTGATACTATGGTATTTAGAAGTGGAAAGTATCAAGGATATACTATCGAGGAAGTTCAACGAATCGCTCCGTGGTATATTCAATGGGTTAAGGAGAACCGACCTGAAATGTTGAAAGAACACACCCCAAAGAAAAAGGTGGTACGAGTTCACGAGGATGATGACATTCCGACCCACTCCTATAAGAACATCAGACCGGCAACATTAGATGAAGCATTTTAAGTTATGAATTGGATTGAATATTTTAGAGGGATTGCCCACCAAGTCAAATTGAAGTCCAAAGACATCCGTACTCAAATCGGTGCGGTCATTGTCGGCCACGACCACGAGATTCTCTCTACGGGCTACAACTCGTTCCCTCGTGGAATCAACGACCTACGGAACGAACGACAAGAACGACCCGAAAAGTATTATTGGTTTGAACACGCAGAACGGAACGCCATCTACAATGCGGCTCGTATTGGAGTATCACTAAAGGATTCTACTATGTACCTCACTTGTGGAATGTGTTGTACGGATTGTACACGAGGGATTATCAACGCAGGAATCAAGAAGGTATATCTTGAAAGAGACGGCGGTGCTAAGGGTGAGATGTGGAGTGAACACGCAATCCGTTCCGAACAAATGTTTAAGGAAGCGGGTGTGGATGTTCACTACTATGAGTAGATTGTTAATAACTTGTTGAAAACTTAACAATTTAATAACATTAGAAATTTGGATATATAAAAGGTTCTTACTATCTTTACACTGTAATCAATGAGAGATATGAAAAACAATCAGAAAATCCAAATCGCCCTCGGTGGGGAAATCTACGAGGTGTCTAACAAGTGTGTCCGTAACTACTCTTCTTGGAGTGGTAAACAAGGTAAGTACATTTACATCTCCCACGCCGACGCCGGGTCGTTGGTTCGCCAGTTTGTCAAGAAGAAGTTCAAAGGTGAGGATGTGATTGTCCGTGTGAGTTCTTCATCCTTTAGTGGTGGTAACTCACTCGATGTCTATGTCCACAACTCTATCGGTGCTCCGGTTGAGAAACACATCTTCGAACAAATCTCGAACTTTGCCAATCAATGGGAGTACGGAAAGTTCAACGGAATGTACGACATCTACGAGTCCTACGAAGCGAGTGGTGCTGTGTCTGACAACGGAAACGAGATTCAAGCCGGTGTCAAGTATGTTCATTGTAACAACCGAAGTCGTTTCGGAACTATGGAAGGCCTTCTCTACGAAGTGTTAGTTGAGGGTCGTGAGTTCGGTGAGGCTGCTAAATACTACACCGATAGTCAAGGTAAGAAAGCCAAGGTTGCTGCCGAGAACTTCTTGAAGAGTTGGGAAGGTCGTAAGATTTAACAATTTGATAACATTGGGGACTTGTTTAAGTCCCCTCTTTGTATTATCTTTACATAGTAATAAGAGAGATAAGTTATGATGTTTCAAAATTCACTTCCAGTCAACTCCATCGAGGAGTTCCAAGACCAACTTCAAAATCAGTTGGGCGAGTATTACTCAAAACACCTTTCGGGCTTGAATGTCCCACGAGTCAAAATCAACAAAGGTAGTAAATTCTACAAAATCATAATTGATAGTTCGGTGTGGGGTTTCATCGCCCGAATCCCTATGATTCACAAGGGTGTTCAAATTAACAAAGGTGACTTGATGAAAGCTGCCGGATGGAACGCTGCTGCGAAACACTCTCGTGGTAATGTGATTGATGGAACTGCTCAATACGGACCTTATGGACCTACTTACTTAAATTAAAAATTGAAATAAAATGATGATTGACTTAAATCAAGAAATGGCTTGGATTACTTTCTTCAACGATGGTTGGGAAAAGAAATGGTATCCTATTTTAGACCCTATCACAGGTCAACAATTGGCATTTGATGACACCATTATGGACCGGTGTCGTGAACAATACAATGGTCGTGATGGTCGTGGGTGGACTTACTTTGGAATTGCCCAAACCAGTCAAATGATTTTGGGTAACGCAGTACGAGATAATTTGTAATATGAGATTAGACCGAATCAAAGAACTACTTTTAGAAATCGACACCATTTGTAAAGAGGATGGTATTGGTGATATATTTTCATACTCCAAAGTAAAGGAGGTTTTGATGGCGGCTCAATTGGGTCATATTGTATGTTCGGAGTTCTCTGGCGCAGATGGTATCGAACAAGATGGTAATGGTGCTGAATATAAGTCCACTATTGGTAAACGAATTACCGGCACCTATAATGGTATTTCCGTTCAATCTACTTGGGAATCACAAGTGGAGTATTTGAAGAGGGATAAGATTGGTAAATATCCAAATCACTACTTCGCACGATTTGATGGTAGTGTTATCGCCGAGTTGTGGAAGATGTCTTCAGATGATGTTCTGAAATGTCTAACTCCCAAACTCAAACGGGCATACCATTCCGTTGGTAACAAGAAAGACCCACGATTGGGTGCAAGTATCTCTATGTCCGAGATTAAAAAGTTTGGAACTCAATTAATTTGATTTGTAAATGTCAATTATTTTTTGTATATTTGTATAGGTATAAATGGAGGACTCGTGGAACAAGAACCAAACAATCGTAAAAACGCTCTCGCGTGGTGGAGGAGTATGTCGTTGGATGACCAGTATGATTGGTCTAAACGAGTGTACCCTACCTGGCATTTTAACCTTGTATCCGCATCATCTTCAATGATTGAAAGAATCTATAATCGTTATAAAAATGAAACACGAATATAAAAATCGCTATGGTGATGTATTCACCTTTACTCCCACCGAAGATGGTAACATTCTTTGGGAAGGAAACTTTAAGTATCACCGAACTGGTTATCCAAATGTGTACACGGATGCGTACAATGAATACCTAAAAGATGGTGGTGAATTGTCTATGAAAGAATTCATCAAAGAAGTCCATCATTACGATGGCACTACATTCCAACCATCTGAAATTGGTAAGATGTATCGTGAGTTGGTGTACTCTGATTTGGATACTATTGATATGGTAGACCCATCCGGCGGACCATACTTAACACGAGGTATGGAATTCCAAGGCAAAGTAATTGACCGATTTGAATCGGTGGAGTCCGGCTATAAAATCATTTGTCAATGAGGACTAAATTTGAAATAAAAGACAATAGACCATTCAGCGAAAAATCTAAATCATTCGTACAAAGTATGTTGTTTTGGAGAGGTCGTAAAAAAGGTATAATTCATACTCGTTATTTGGAGTGGGGTGATTTCCGTTATATCTTCTTTCCAACTAAATTGGAACGATACGGATACTTGGGTATTACCTTCTATAATGAAGATAGTGAATCATACAAGGCGATATACCCATTAGTTCTTGCTATGGACTACGAAGCAAAACCTCACTGGTGTCCTCGTTGGTTCTTACGATTCTTACATATCTTTGGGAATGATAAAAGTATTGTACGAGTTCGTAATCGGACTTTACATAACTTACATCGTAAACTAACCAAAGGCATCCAGTTCTGGGATTGGAAAACTAAATGGTCTCATTATGATTTAAGAATCAGTATTTCGGGACCCGAACACCTTCAAAACCTTGCCGATGATATTGAACACGGATTTTATTCTCGTGGAAGACAAAAAGAGTTAGTAGAGCAAATTAAAAAGATAGACCCTAATGCTAGTATTATTTGGGGTAGTATTGACCGATTTGAAAAACAATTGGAGGAATTAGAAAATGAGCAAGCTAAAACAAAATAAAATCCCAATGACATTAGAAGAAAATGTCTTGAAGGTTGCCCTTGAACAAGGTGTAATTGAAAACGAATTCAATTGGAAGTTGGTCCGTGAACACGATGGTCATACCGCTCAATCCAAAGCAATAAAATGGTTGGAGTGGAATGAAGAGGGTCGGTATAAAGCTGACCATCAAGAACCCGCTATTGGCCGTTCATTACTTATGTCACCATTTAATATGTATTTTACTTGGCAAACAACAGATATTACAGAAATCGTGGAGGAGCGAGAGGATTATATTAAATTTAACACATTAAATAGCACATACGAATTATGGAAAATCTAATTACAGAAAAAGACCTAATCGAATTTGGTTTCGAACGAAATGATGTAACCGCTGAAGAGAGCGGTGCTGACAATGACTTTTATTATTACACTCTTGACATTAAAGATTTTTGTTTAATGAGTAGAGCTAATGATGAGCAAGTTGAAAACGATAGTTGGAATGTTTACATCTTTGACTATTTAGGATTTGAATTCACCCAGGTTGAACAAGTAGCAGGTATTATTAACGCATTAAAGGTGGGGCTTAAAAACAATGGCTAAGCGATTAAGTCGAGAAGAGAAAAAACAAAAGGCGGTTAAAGACATCATTAACAAGATGTTTGAAATCGCAGGATACGAGGTCACCTATGATGATATTGTAGGTGTGGATAAATGGTTTCAAAAATATACAATGACTGTTGAACAATCCGAGGAGTGGAAACTATGGGGTAAAAAATACCTAATGAAAGAACTCCGAATGTATGCTAAATCAGCAGAACGAGAAATGTTATGGGTTAACTTACAATGGGGACTAACCTATTCTAATTGGGATAGTTATAATAAACCGAATAAACAATCTGATGATGAAAAAGATTTGGATTAAAATCAAAGAGATTTATAACTACCTTGGGTGGTTAGAACAAGAACGAATCAAAGCAATGATTCATTGTGGAAGACCTACATCTATCTAATATGAATAAATTAGACCAACAATATATAAACCTCCTCAAGGACATTTTGGAGAACGGAGTAGAGAAGGCTGACCGAACGGGCACAGGCACCATCTCCGTATTCGGAAGACAATTCCGACACGATATGTCAGAGGGGTTTCCTCTACTCACTACCAAGAAAATGGCGGTGAAGTCAATGATGACCGAACTGAAGTGGTTCTTAAAAGGAGATACCAACATCAAGTATTTGGTTGATAACGGATGTAATATTTGGAATGGAGATGCCTATAAGAATTATGCATCTAAAACTCGTGCTCGTAAAACAATCAATGGGTTTATCAACGAAATCAAAACCAATGATGAGTTTGCAAAACAATGGGGTGAGTTAGGTCCAATTTATGGAGCGCAGTGGAGAGCGTGGGAATCTTCCGATTTAGCCGGAGGAGTGATTGACCAAATCAAACACTTGATTCACCAACTAAAAAATAACCCAGATAGTAGACGCCTGATGGTAAATGCTTGGAATGTAGATGCTCTCGAATATATGGTACTCCCGCCCTGTCACTACGGATTCCAATGTTATGTATCTGAAGGTCGACTTTCTCTGATGTGGAATCAGAGGTCAGTTGATACTTTCTTGGGTTTACCCTTTAACATTGCAAGTTACGGAACATTACTCCTACTCCTATGTGAGGAAACTGGTCTACAACCCGGAGAGTTGATTGGTAATCTTGGCGATGTTCACTTATACACAAACCACATTGAACAAGCCAAAGAACAAATGTCACGAGAGGGTGCTCAATCTCTACCTGATATTGTTCTAAATAATGTGGATATTTTAAATGGTGAGTTTGATTATATGATTCTTGGATACGAATCACACCCACCTATCTTTGCACCTCTATCAAACTAATATGGACTACGACAAATTTAATAGATTACAATATCTCCTATACCAACGAGATATCCTAACCGACATTTCAGCTATCCTCTATGGAGATGACTTTGTAGAACATCCAAAATTTTGGGGTTCGGTTACGGAAAAACAAATGGCGGATGTTGTAGAAGAAATGGTTGATATGGGATGGGAAGAAACATACGATGATGAAATCAGAAATGAAGCTGATAGAATCTTCCGAAAGTTTTTTGGAAATTTACCAGATGAGGATTTGGATAATTTAAATTAATTTTGTATATTTGCAACTATGAAACGAATTTTAGACAAGTGGGATAAGTTCCGATTGGGTCATAAACTACATCAACTACAAAAGCGGTACAAACGAGCCCGTTTAAATGGTTATGAAGATAAAGCCCAAATGTATAAAAGGCGTATCGATGAGATTACTGACAAATTAAGAAACATTAAACAATGACTACCGAAGAACAAATTGAAGAAATCCTACACGAAGCATCCTCATATGGTCTTCGTATAGAAGTAATGGAATCCGCAAAAGGTTTCATTGAAGAGGGTTATGATAAAGTAACCGCATATGAACTCGCGTATCAAGAATGGATTAAATAACTGAATTATGAATGAAATAGTAATTGCAATGGCTTTTGTAATTCTCCTCGTTGGAGGTGGATTATTTTATGTTGGGTATCAAGAACACAAAGACAAAAACAAATGAACGACCATATTTTTCCGTATTGGGATGATGACCGATTGAGTCAGCGTGACCCAGGTGATGAACAACCACCACACACACCTTCTAAAAAGTCCTTGGATGATAGAGATGATGTAGAACTCTATATTATGTCTGAAGAGGAGGAAGCTGACTTTGTAGAGTTCTTGGAATCCGATGAGTACAAGAACTGGCAAGAACAACAAGCTGAAATCGAACAATTGAGTCAGTCAACTGAAAAACGATTCTATGGTCTTGTTAAGGTTAAGAAAGCCGACCTCATCGCTCCTACTGAATCTCAACTATTGTCGTATTATATTGACTATGGATTTAATAACATTGAAGATGTAATCGAAGAGTATGGTGAGGAGGAGATGCTTCGTGAGTGGTATGTGAATACTAACTTTACATATGACAATGAACAATATCGTGAATTAAATTCAATCAATCACATTGATTGGGATTCCGAATGCGAAGAGGTTGAGGTTATTAGTAAGGATGAATATGATGACTATAAAAAATATTCTTGGTAATATGGATTGGTTACAAATCGTATCAATCTATCTGATGATTGGATTGGTTAATACATTTATCATCGATTGGTGGCATAATGTATTAGTCAGAATCACCAAGGAGAACTTTGAACAATACAACAATTGGGAACGAGTGGTGTTGATTGTATTGTGGCCCGTATACTCTACGGTATTTTGGTTTATTTTTTGGAAAAACATTTTTAAGAAAAAATGAGTGAATTAGTAATCGTTCTCATACCAATTTGTATAATGGGATTGATTGTATGGAGAGCCGTAAAGATGTTATTAGATGAAGAGTAAAGAATGTACTTGTACCATTTGCGGAGTTGAAGAGGATGACCAATTCATTAAAGGTGAGATTGGAATTATGCAGGTTCAATTTTGTATTTGGTGTTTGACTGGCCTTCTTGATATGGCTGAACAACTAAACCCTTGCCCTTGTAGAGATGATGAAGAATAGATATATTAAACTCGAACGATTTACCCAATGGGGTCAAATCTATCCCCTACCAACAATCAGAATCACCCACGACAAAATGTTGTATGGTTGGTATACTATTGAATTTATTTGGATGAAGTGGGGAGTATCCCTAAACATTATTCTATGAAAATAGGATTGATTTCCCACGATGGGAAAAAAGCTTCAATGGTCGCATTCGTAATGAAGAGATTGGATTTCTTCAATCGTGAGGATGTGGATATTGTAACTACCGGCACAACTGGTACAATGATTCTTCACGCTGGGGTTGGGAAGGTACAACGAGTATCTTCTGGTCCTCTTGGTGGTGATGCTGAAATCGGAGCGATGGTCGCTCGTAAAGAAATGGATGCTGTAATCTTCTTCCGTGACCCTTTGGATAAACACCCACACGAACCAGACATTCAGATGTTGATGAGATTGTGTGATGTTCACGATGTCCCTCTGGCTACCAACTATAAAGCCGGGCATATTGTTATTGATTACTTTTCTAAAAAATGAAAACATTTCTTGAAATCGGAACTTGTGATTTTGATACTTTAAACTATCTATCCGACCGTGGGTGGAGAGGGATTATTGTAGAACCAATTAAAAAGTATTTAGATAATATTAAAAGAAAAGAAAGAATACATTATTATAATGCGGCTGTGGATTGGGTCGATGGTACTCGTAAGATGTATATAGCACCCGACCATATTGTAAATGAAGATTACGACTTTGCAGGAATGTCTTCATTTTATAATATAAGTAATGTTCTTACTGAAGAGGTGATTGTACCTACAATCACAATTAAAAAGATTCTTTACGATACTAATATTGTGGAATTGGACTTCTTAAAAATCGATACAGAAGGTCACGATTTTGAAATACTACAAATGGTTTTTAATGAAAAAGTTTTTCCAAAATATTTACAAGCCGAAATCAAACATCTAACTAATGTTGATGAACTAAAAAAGTTATTGACCACAAACGGATATCACTATACTATTAGCGGTGATAATGTATTTGCAATTTTATTATGAACGAAATAAAAGAAGCACTTTCAACCCACTGGGAAGAACCTTGGTGTATGGATAGATGGGAAATCATCAATCATATTATCAAGCGTTACGGATTTGAATCTTACTTGGAAATTGGTGTATCCAATCCAAGGTGGTGTTTTAATATGGTATCGTGTCGTGATAAAGATGCAGTAGACCCTGGCGTTGAGTTTGAGAACAATGTCGCTAACTATAAGATGACCTCTGATGAGTTTTTTAAGTCCATCCCCAAAGACAAAAAGTGGGATGTGATTTTTATTGATGGTCTTCATCTCGCTCAACAAGTAATCAAGGATGTTCACAATTCACTTGACCATTTGAACAATGGTGGTTTTATTATTATGCACGATTGTAGTCCACCCAACATCTGGCGTCAACGAGAAAATTATTCTATTGATGGGTTCAACTATCCGTGGAATGGAACTACTTGGAAAGCGTACTACGCATTACGAATTACACGACCTGATTTGACAATGGGAGTGGTTGATACTGATTACGGAGTTGGTATTATTCGTAGAGGTTCTCAAATGTTAGCACCTGCTGACAACACCTTCTATGACTACAATGTCTTTGATTCAAATCGTAAGGAGTACCTCAATCTTATCAGTTGTGATGACCTCCAAAACTTTTTAGATGAATCTGATAGAAAGTATTTGGATATATCAAATTAATTTCGTATATTTGTATCAAAGATTAAGAAATATGAAATATCAGAAAATCTCAAACAAAGAAAAAGCGAATCAACTTGTGGGTGGTTCATCTTTAAAGGACCGATTGATTGGATTCAATTACAAACAATTAGTAACCGCATTTGGCGAACCCACATTCGACTCACGAAGTGGTGATGGTAAAGTTCAGAAGCAATGGGTATTTCAGCGAAAATCAGATGGGGCTATATTCACCCTCTATGATTGGAAGACATACGATGTTAATCAAACTGAAAACTTTCTTCAGAATTGGAATGTTGGTGGTCACTCTTACGCGGGTGAGTTTGTTAGTGATTTAATCATTGAACTTAAAAAGAAAAATTAATATGATATCGTATTATTTCTATTCTCGTAACGATAAGAGTTGTGAACCTATTTACTATTGTAAAGCAAAGTCACGATTGCGAGCCGCTCAAATGTTTGCCGAAGGTAAACGACTTCCTCTCAAAACATTCTTGTCGTTGTACGGAGTATCAAAATGAAACTCGATAAAGTTTATATCATAACTACCAATCACTCCGAAGAAAATTATTCGGATATTGTGAGTCGGTTAAACATATTGTTACCATATGGAACTCCCTATGAAATTATAGAGGGTGTTATTGGTAAACACTTATCCGGCGATGATGTACACTTGTTTCCTAATTGGAACATCGAATCTGACAACGAATTTTGGAATCGTGAGATTACCAAAGGTGAAATCGGGTGTACCCTATCTCATATTAAAGTTTGGGAAGACGCTTACAAAAATCAATACGAAAATGTTCTGATTCTTGAGGATGACTTTTTCACATACAACCTAATAGATTGGGATTCGATTGACAAGGTAAATTTTACAGCGTGGGATATGATTTATTTAGGTCGGATTCCACAAACCGGCTACGAAGGTATTGGTGATGTTCCTATTAAAGGATTCACCGACTTTGTATACGCAGGGTTCTCGTATCAAACTCACGCATACTTGTTGAATCGTAAGGGATTGGGTAAGATTATGTTTCAGATAGATACAATCAAAAATAACATTATACCGGCAGATGAACTTTTGTCCGCATTGATTTCATATCATCCACGAGTAGATGTTCGTAGAACCTTTGTATCCAATCTAATAGGACTCTCATTTGTAGAGAATCAAATTCAACAATTTAGAAACGAAGCGGTAGGTGGGTCAACCACCGCCCCAATAAAAGATATAGATTATGACTGAACAGGAACTACACAAACTATTAGAGATTCAATACCTAAAAGGTCGTATTGATGAACTACATAAAGCGTTTCCTACCATTACCAATATGGATAGGTCGAGAAAATTAGACGCTCGTATTCAAAAGTATTACGACAAATTAAAGAACACCGATGAGATGGCGTATCACTTATATCTTGTCGAACATCACAATCAACAAATCTCTAAAGAAAAATCAAAGAAACACATACAAGAGTTGTTACGAGAAATCATTCCACAACTTGGAGATGTTGAGTTGATTCACAAAATCAAATTACAACTCGAAAAATACTAATATGATATTTCATAAACATCAATTGGTTTTTATTGCGATTCCCAAAACGGCTACTACATCCGTGTGGTGGTTGTTGAAGAATCGTACCGATGGGTTTTCAGGTCACCAACACATTTCAATGTTGGATTTATATAAAGAAAATGATAAGGACCTTGTAGATTTTTATCATTCGTTCACCATAGTCAGGAATCCATACACAAGATTCGTATCTGCGTACAAACATATGAAAAAGAGTAACAATTTGTATGGTAATTCAACTCCACTTGAAATGTTAAAATATCTCTATGGTAAAATGCAGGAATCTGAAAATAAGATTCTCGAAAGACATTCGGTAGATGATGTCTGGGTTCCTCAAAATCAATGGTGTTGTATTCATAAGATTCCTGTCGTAGATAGGATTATACGATACGAATCTTTGGAATCCGAATGGAAGGATTTTGTTGAGTTTCAAAACAACCGTATTACCATCTCAAACATATCAGACCAATTACCCCATCACAATCTTGGCGCTGGTACTGATATTATACTTGGTGAAGAGGAAAAGAAATATATTCAAAAGATTTACCGAAACGACTTTGAAATATTTGGATATTCCAAGTAAATGTCGTATATTTGTATCACTAAAATGCCGATGTGGTGAAATGGTAGACACGAGGGACTTAAAATCCCTTGAACAGTAATGTTCGTGCCGGTTCGAGTCCGGCCATCGGTACACGGAAACCCACATAGTTCTTTGACTTATTGTCCCTATTAAGATGCACCCATAGCTCAGCTGGATAGAGCAACGCACTTCTAATGCGTAGGTCGAAGGTTCGAATCCTTCTGGGTGTACCATTTACCCCTTTCGTCTAATTGGCAGGACATCTGATTTTGGTTCAGCGAATCGAGGTTCGAATCCTTGAGGGGGTACACATACATTGGGAGTATCGCATAGCGGCTATTGCAGTTGACTGTAAATCAATCGCCTAACGGCATCGGTGGTTCGAGTCCATCTACTCCCACTCCCAGGCGTGTACTGAAGGTTTCCTTATTCCTTAAAAATAAGGTGGAGCTGAAGTGGCGGGTTGTTGGTGTCCCTTAACACCAAGTTCGGGATGTAGCGCAGGTGGTAGCGCATCTGGTTTGGGACCAGAGGGTCGCTGGTTCGAGCCCAGTCATCCCGACAAATGGTCCGTTGGTCTATCGGTTAGGACACATCCCTTTCACGGATGAAAGAGGGGTTCGATTCCCCTACGGACTACAAAGTGGTTATAGACGAGCACGATTCTAAAGTGAGTTGTACATAATCTTTAGATAGTTAGTAGAAGTAGAAACCGCAAGTTTCTCACCACTTTAATTAAAGGTACAAACCATATTTATTTGTACCGAGCGTAGTAAGGGAAGGAGTTGATAGAAATACAGCGACCCCACCTTCCCAATTTGAGAGTTTAAAAAGGGCCCTTCCGTTTTACGGCTTGTTGGGCCCGACTCTCACTTTATTAACATTGTGAAACATATTTATTATAGTAAATAAAACAAAAAGTTATGAGTAAGATTTCTCGAAGATTATTCCAGGCGTTGGAATCAAAATACACCGCAGAGATTATGGATGCAAGAGCACGAATCTCAATCTATTTTGAAAATCCGGTCGCAATCGGTGAACACCCACAACATACTGAAGAACTTGATTTGTTAGTAACGCAACTGACTGACGCTACTGATAAGCTTTCTACACTCCGTGATAACTTTGGTGAGGAGTATGGTGGATTTGATGAGAAGGACTCGAAAACTTTGTTGAAAGGATAAATCAACACTACGGAGAGTTGGCAGAGTGGTCGATTGCGGCGGTCTTGAAAACCGTTGAGGGTAATACCTCCGGGAGTTCGAATCTCTCACTCTCCGCTACGCAGTCAGATGTTTCTTTGAGGTACGGAAAAAAATATTTTGAAATATGAAAATTATTTCGTATATTTGTATCACAAATCGCGGGAGAAGAGTTAAAAGAAACTCGCTTATCTACCAGATAGGAGATGTTGGGGCAGTTCCAACTTCCCGCTCAAAGTTTGTTCTTTGTTTTTATGTTTAATTTAATTTGAAAGATTTCTTATGAAAAAATTCATCGCAATGTTCGCTATCGCAACCGCATTGGTTGCTTGTAGTGAATCTACTGAAGAAGTAGTTGAAGGAGTGGCTATTGATTCAACTTATGTTGATTCAACCACTATCGGAACTACAACTGACCTCGAAGATTCAGTAGTAGCAGAAGGTTTCGAAGCTTCTGCTGAATAACCTATTGTTGGCATAGACGCCGCCTGAAGACACTGGGTCTAGCCTCGTACCATTTCGGTACAAAGGGTTTTGGTAGTTGTACCTTAAACAACTACTTGACGCCACCATAGCTCAGTTGGTAGAGCTACTGATTTGTAATCAGTAGGTCGGGGGTTCGAGTCCCTCTGGTGGCTCCAAGGTATGGATTGAAGACAGTAATAAAACCGACTGCTGTGAATCTGATTCGAGTGTTACCGGACATCCATACCTTTATAAGCGGAGAAAGAGTTTAGAGAAACTCGTTGTACTTCCAGTACGAAGATGGTGGGGCAGAACCACCTCTCCGCTCTATAAGCGAAAGTAGCTCAGTTGGTAGAGCACAACCTTGCCAAGGTTGGGGTCGCCGGTTCGAACCCGGTCTTTCGCTCAAATGGACAATAAACGAGAATATATAAAAAACCTTTGGGGGAACAAAACAACCTCCGAGATAATTCTTGTATTGCTCCAACTCATAGATAACTCATTTTATACGGACACGGAGAAAGATAAGATTCGAGCCGTATTACGAGGTGTCCTTGCATACACCGATAGAGATGAACCTCTATACGAACATCACCGAGAATACTTGAAAAGAACTTGGGATGAGGTTTGGATGGTTCAACGGAACAATCAAGTTAAAGAAGACATATTAGATTGGTTAAGAGAACCCCCGTTTTAAAATATGATATATTGGTTTTATGGTCAACCCGGTAGTGGAAAGACCACCCTCGCAAAAGCCCTCAAGGAACATTTGGAACTGAACAACCATCGTATGGTTCAACATATTGATGGTGATGAAATGCGTCACATATTTGATAATAAAGATTATACTAAAGATGGTCGTATGAAGAATCTTCGTAACATCAATAACATAATCCGTTACTTGGATTATAAAGGATGGGATGTGGTTGTTTCAGTTGTAGCACCTTACAATGAAACTCGTAATGAGTTAAGAGATTTAGATTCACAATTTTATTATGTCTTTACCACGGAAACTCGTGGTCGTGAAGATTACTTTGTGGATAGATTTGAAATAGATTATAGGGACAAGAAAGTAGATACTACAAATAAGTCCGTACTACAAACATTAAATGAAATATTCACTTTATATAGGTAGATGGCAACCCTGGCACGAGGGACACCAATGGTTGATAGACCAACAACTCAACGAAGGTAATCGTGTATTACTTGCAATTCGTGATGTTCAACCCGATGAGAATAATCCGTGGACTGCTGACCAAGTTTATAAAAACTTATCAAAGGTACATTATGAACTTATTAGACAAGGTAAAATTAAGTTAATCATTATACCTGATATTGATTCAGTTAACTATGGTCGTGGAGTTGGGTATCAAGTTATTGAACACATCCCACCACAAGAGGTATCTGAAATATCGGCTACCAAGATTCGTGAACAAATGAGAACCGATGGTAAGTTATAAACGACATATTGCAAAAACTATAACTTGGAGAATCGTAGGTACTATTGATACCATTCTCTTGGGATATTTAATAAGTGGTGATATCACAATCGGATTAACTATTGGTGGTGTCGAATTATTAACTAAAATGGTATTATATTATGCCCACGAACGATTCTGGTACAAATACATCAAATATGGAATTGATAACAACTCACCCAATCAAGAAATCTGATTTAGGGTTTCACGCAAATCTATTTGGAGGAAAACTACTCGCGTGGTTAGATGCGGCTGCTGCTGCCTATGCAATGCAAGTTTGTGATACTCCGAGAATGGTTACTGTAAAGATTGATGAGTGTGTATTCAAGAAACCGGCGAAAGAAGGTCAACTGATTAAGATATATGGTGAGGTCCATTCAGTCGGAACTACCTCCATCGAGTTGTACCTTGAAGCGCGAGCCCACAATGTTTATTCGGGTTCACAAACTCCAATCCTATCCACCAATATTACATTTGTTCGTATTGATGAGAATGGCGATGCAATTCCGATAGCCGATAGGGTTCGAGAGAAGTATCAAAAAAATAAATGAAAAAATACATAGTAGGATTGTTGTCTTTGGCCTCCTTGATGACAACCGCAAACGCAAAGTGTGATTGGTCTAAAGTCAATGTCACACAAAATGTCCAATATCGTAATTACTACAAGTATTACGCTAAAGGATTGGAATCAGATTCGTGTACTGAATTCTTTTGGATGTTTACTTATCGTAATACTAAAGGTCAATTGTTGACTGATACATTTGCGTACAATAGTAACATCGCCGAATTCGAAATTAATCTAAAGGGTGAGTTTAAGTTACGATTGAAAGCTATCAACAAATGTGATAAGTGTGATACCACTTGGTCGTTCTATCTTCAACAAGTAACATTCCAAAACGCAAAATGGTCGTATGGAATGCAGGATTGTAAACGACATATCTTTGAAGCCAACAAACTTACTAACCAAGATGAAAAGTGTATTAAAGTGTATTGGTATGTCTACGATAATGTTGGAAACGAGATACACAATGATTCTGGTTATAGAATGGATTACACATTCCCTTGGGAAGGTAAGTTTGAAGTTTATTGTCAATGGTGGAATAAGTGTTTGAGTCAGGATACTTTTTATGGAATTGACTTCGACATTTATTGCGATTCTACTACAATGAATACTATTCAGTTTAACAAACCCCAACCCAAACTGATTGGTATTTACGATATGATGGGTCGTAGATATGATGGTATTAAAGAAGATGAAATTATGATTTTGTTGTATGATGATGGGTCTACACGCAAAATCATACAACATTAATGTTGATAACTTTGTTAATAACTTTTTTTGAAGGGGGCTTGTATAAGTCCCCTTTTTTTATTATCTTTGTATGTATTTGTGATGGAAAAGAATAAATCATATCAAGACAAACTTGACTTCAACGGAGGCTGGTCCCGAGGTGAAGCTGCCCATCACATTGGTAAAAAAACTACCGAACAAGCGATAAAGAGTAAGAAAACCTATTCTCGTAAGGAGAAACACAAAAAAGATTTAACAATTTCTTAACATTGGGAATTTGGTTATTCGACCTTTATTTACTATCTTTACACTGTAAATGAGTGATATGAAAAACAAAATGTCTTATTCATCGTTCTGGCTTGACTCTTCAATCTTTGAAGAGGATGATGACAACCTCAATAAGGTTGAGAAAAAGTCAGCTGACTTGATGAAACTGATGGCCTATAAGAGGTCCATCGGTAACTTCGTTTCTATCGTGACAGGCAAGTCAATTCCTGTGACTTTCGATGGTCGTGGTGAGGATTCCTACACCGATGGAAAACAAGTCGTTATTTCCGCTAAATTAGATGACAAAGAGTTTGACCCCGTTGTTGGTCTGGCTCTCCACGAGGGTTCTCACATCGCCCTTACCGACTTCACTACCTTGACTCAAATGAGAGATGAGTTTTATCTTCCCTCTTCAATTGATGTTGAGTATTTGATTAAAAAGTACAACATTGTTCAAAGTGAGTTTTGGACTCCAAAACAATTGGTTGCCCGATTTATCGGTGACAACCTCAAGTCACTTCTCAACTATGTAGAAGACCGAAGAATCGACAACCACATCTACACTACCGCTCCCGGCTATCGTGGTTACTACGAGGCGATGTATGAAAAATACTTCCACTCCAAGATTGTCGATAAAGGTCTTCAGTCCGCCGAGTATCGTGATGAGAATTGGGACTCTTATATGTTCCGTATCATCAACTTAACTAACCCCAATCGTGACCTTAACGCCCTCAAGGGTCTTCGTGAGATTTGGAATGTCCTTGACCTCCGTAACATCTCTCGACTCAAAACTTCTTGGGAAGCTCTTGAGGTTGCAGGTCAACTTCTGATGATTATCGAAAAGAACCTTGAAGCTTCTCAAGAGAAGAATGAAGGTCAGAATGGTGAGGGTCAAGACCAAGGTGGTGAGTCCAATGGTAACTCCCCGATGAGTGGTGATATGGACCAGCAACCCACGAATTCCGAAACGAGTATGGATGCTAAAGGTAGTGGTGATTCAGTTCCCTCTAATGATAATAGTGAAGGTGAAGATTCGGATGATGACACCGACTCCAATTCCGGCTCCCCATTGTCACCCAATCAAAATGGTGCCGGTGGTCAGTATGAATCTCTTAATGACCGCCAACGCCGTCAACTTGAGAAGGCGATTGAGGACCAGAAGAAGTTCCAAGAGGGTGACATTAAAAAGACCAAGTTGTCTAAAGCCGACAAAGATAAGGTCGAAACCCTTGACAAAGCCGACATTCAAACCGAGGTGACAGGTAAGGGTCTTCAACAAGGTTACTATGGTAGTCAGACCTCAAATGGTGTTCAGACCTACATCATCAACAACCTCAACCAACGATTGATTGAATCACGAATCGTGGGGATGTTGACTAACTCATCTTGGTCAATCAGCAAGGGTGAACAAAATGTTAAGAAGGGTATTCAGTTGGGTACGCTACTTGGTAAGAAACTCAAGACCCGTAATGAGGAACGGAGTATGACTACCCCACGATTGAAGAGTGGTAAATTGAGTGGTCGTATGATTCACGAGATTGGGTTTGGTAACTTCGACATCTTCGAACAAACCTTGGTCAGTAAGGCTACCCCAGTTATGTTACACATCTCGATTGACGCCAGTTCTTCGATGAGTGGTAATAAGTGGAACAACACCCAAGTCGCCGCCATCGCTATCGCTAAGGCGGCTTCGATGACCGACAACATCCAAGTGGTTATTTCCTACCGAGGTGTCTACTACGCTAACGGAAAATGTCAACCTCTGATGTTGATTGCTTACGATAGTCGTAAAGACAAGTTTTCGAAGATTCAACAACTCTTCAAACACATCACCTACGATGGTACGACACCTGAAGGATTGTGTTACGAGGCAATCCTCAAAGAGTTGACCAAGACCAAGAATGGTACGGATACCTACCTTGTAAACTTCTCCGATGGTTACCCAGGTTTCGATAACTCCGAGATTGCTTACGGAGGCGACTACGCTATCAACCACACCGCTGAACAAGTTAAGAAGATTCGCCAAGCCGGTGTCAAGGTTCTTTCCTACTTCATCTCCGATGGTTACCATTATAGTACGGAATCCTTCCAAAGGATGTACGGAAAAGATTCGGAGTTCATAAATGTGGAGAATGTCGCTGAACTCGCTAAGTCCCTCAATAAAAAGTTTGAGGTGAAAATTTAACATAAACTTAACATAGGGGGCTTGGAAAAGTCCCCTTCTTTTTTTATCTTTACATAGTAAATGAGAGTTATGAGAAAGACACTTAAAATCCAAAAGTCCTCCAAGGTCGTAAATGGTAACCAATGTTACGAACTCTTGGAAGGTGGTAAGACCATTGGGGTCTATATCAATAAAGAGAAGGCGGAAGACGCCAAAGAGAAACGAATGATTGAGAATCGTTCGAATCGGGCCGTTCAAGTAATCAACCCGGATTTGAAAGCTCAACACTTCGCTTTTATCAGAATGTCAATTGATGAAATTTAACAATTTGATAACATTAGAAATTTGGAGTTGTGAACCTAAATCACTATCTTTACATAGTAATAATGAGAAATAAAAATATGAAAGCACAAAAATCAGTTTTCGGTAAGATTGTCCAAGTGGAAAACCTTTACTTGTTTGAGGACTCTGCCGGTGTCCGTTTTAACATCCCTCAATTGAATGAAGAGGGTACATCTCTTTATGGCCGTGTTCGCCAGTCGGCTAAACGACCTGACAAGTATGGTTTCAAAATTCGTGTGGTAGGTCGTTTGTCTGATGGTGAACTTGGGTTCACTCGTGTTCCGGTTGTTCAAGTCGAGAATAATCCTGAACCGGTTGGTAACTTCTCTTCACCAAATGGCGGTCTTCTGGCTCTGAAATATGAACCCAACACCCCACCGGCTGTCGCTGCTCCTGAAATGGGACAAGATGTCCTTAACTTTATCCACCAAACCGCAGAGGGTCTGAAACCCAAGATGTTGTTTATGGATTCTCTCAAGTGGAAATACTTGGTTCGTAACATCATCCGTGGTAAGAACATTATGATGACCGGTCCTGCCGGATGTGGTAAGACAATGGCTGCTAAGGCCGCCGCTAACTCACTTGAGGGTTACAACACCTTCATCATCAACTTGGGTGCTACTCAAGACCCACGAACTACCTTGATTGGTAATACTCAATTCGATACCAAGAAAGGTACGGTCTTCAGTCCATCTCCCTTTGTCAAGGCGATTTCAACTCCCAACACGGTAGTTGTCCTTGATGAGTTGTCACGAGCTCACCCTGAAGCTCACAACATCTTGATGTCGGTTCTTGACCAAGGTCAACGATACCTTCGATTGGATGAGGCTAGTGACTCGCCAGTTGTCAAAGTTGCCGAGGGTGTGTCCTTCATCGCCTCTGCTAACATTGGTAATGAGTACACCGCCACTCGAGCCATCGACCGGGCTATCCTTGACCGATTCACGGTTATCGAGATGGATACCTTGACCAAAGAAGAAGAGTCACAACTCCTTCAAATGATGTATCCTTCAGTAGATGTCACTACCTTGGAGAATGTCGCTGAAATCACCTCTATGACTCGTTCTGATGTGATGTCCGAATCACCTAAATTGTCTAACTCACTTTCGACTCGTACCGCAGTCGAGATTGGTTCTCTCCTCTACGATGGTTTCACCTTGGGTGAGGCTGCCGAGATAACCATCTATCCCTTGTTTGACCAAAGTGGTGGTGCTCAATCGGAACGAGTTTATATGAAACAATACATTCAGAAGTTCTTGGGTGAACGCCCCTCTGATGAGAACTTGTTCAACATTGACACCGAAGATATCTCTAATCCTTTCTAAAGATGTCTTACAATCCATTCCGTTGGTATACAAAAGGTAAAAAGAAACGCTTACCCCAAAGCGTTCACCTATTCGATAGGATTCTAAATGGGGACTTTAATCTCTCTCATTATTACACGGAAGCAGAGGCGGCTCGGACACGGGCCGCCTCCACCTTCCAAACGGTAATGAAAGAAACCGGCACCTATTCAATGGCTCGTCAAGCTTCTCGTATGGACAATGTACGGGCTATGAAGTTGGATGAAGAAGCTCACAAAGATGAGTTCCGATTGCTCAAAGAACTTCGTGATTCTTTACACAACGAATTCGGTTTTGATTTGTGGGATGATATGATGGAAGCTGACCCGATGGACTTGGAAGAGTTGTACGATTTTTATTGTCACGAAAAAATGCGCCGAAATGGCTTGGATGTTTAAAAATTATTTTGTATATTTGTACCGATGATTTACGACCCTAATAACGAATTGACCGATGAACAAATGGCGGCATTGTCCGAAGATGAGTTCTTTGAGTATTTAGATGCAAAAGCCGAATATCTAAAACAATTCAGTAAACCATTGGATACATACCACCTCAAACAATTCAACGCTGCTGATTTAGGTCAACGAGGTGAAGAGGTAACTATGGAGGAGTTGAAACGAATCAAAAAGTTGGGTAAGGAAAATGAACTCAAAACTTTTGATGAGGAACAATCTCTCGAATGGAAAGAAAAGAAGCACGAAATGTTAAAACGAGCCGGTGTTAAGAATGTAAAAACTCACCGCTCACAATGGTTCGACTAATATGGGATTTGACAAAAGAATTATATTACCTAAACACCAACTCCAACAAATGGTGTATGACCACGGAGCTGAATATGTTGTCAAGTATTACGCAAAGGCAGATGCTGTTTATGGTGACACCGATAGTATGGAATATTTGAAATCATTAAAAGAAATTATAAATAAAAATAAAAAATGAGTCACGAAGAACATTCAATTCCGGCAAAGATGTATCAAGACCAAGGTGAGAACTATGGTATCATCGTAGTACCCGCAGGTAAACAACACAATGGTGAAAAGATGGTTCAATACTATCATACCATTCTTGAAGATTTTCATTGGGTAGGTCCTAATGGTCAATACAAACTCGTGGATGAGTTTGAATTAAATGAAATGTTAAACACTAATTATATCAATCAAAATCAAATCTAAATTTAAATTATGGCGTATTACATTGCTAAAGTGAAAGTTCATCACGAAGATGACAAAGGTCGAGTTAAGAAGGTTACCGAACAATACCTTGTTGACGCAGTTTCAGTTACCGATGCTGAAGTAAAAGTTGTTGAAGAGTTCGATGGTTCAAGCCTTGAGTTTGAAGTAACGGCTGTAATCGAAACTAAATTAGTTAAGGTTATCCAATAATGACTTTCGACAAAGGTGAACAAGTAGTAGTGAAAGTAAACGGCACTCACCGAGTGGGTGTCGTTACTTCACGAACACGATTAAAGCGTGGATGGACTTATTCAGTTGAGTTGGAGAATGGTAAAATTATGAGCGAATGCTCAGTAAACAAAGAATTATCCGATTGTCACATCATCCGTGGACTTACAAAATCTTTTAATAATGCAAACACAGGACATCAAGAAAAAATTCATCCGACTCAAGAAGAAGGTGCTGAATAAATACCCTAAAGCCGAAACTCGTATTACCTATGATGGTAAGTATTATGTTTCAGATGGATTGGGTGGTCGTATTGGTGGTGACTTTATGATTCCACCACAAGACAAGGTGTTTGATGCTTGGAAATGGGCGGCAGAATCTATTCGTGTGAGTCAGAATATCAACCGAACGCATCCAGACAAATATGAGATGTCGTTTGATGAGAAAAAATTTGATAGAGTTTCTCGTAGGAATCGAAAAAAGAATCGTTAATAAGTTTCATTAACATATTTATTGGAAACAATAATTCTTAATGTTATGAAACCATTTAAAAAGCCAATCAGAGGATTTGTTAATATGTCCGCTGGTGTGACCGACTCCGAAGTGCAAAGACAAGCTAAAGCATTCGGCCCCAACTATTCATCAATTGATTTTGGATTTAATCCTGATTTGAGAGCGGAGGACTTTCCCATTCGGAATTCTACCACTCTTGGAAGTTTGATGATTGGTTCAATGGAGATTCCATTGACAAAGGCAGAATGTGAAAAGATTATGTTCACAATGCACGATGCGATTCAATCATCTCAAAAAAGATATCGTTTAGGTATTTTAGATTAAGTTGATGCCCAAGTCAGATTTATTCAGGAGGTTGTTTAACGACTCCTCCGATGAACATACGGAATTATCTGACTACATTAGTAGTGGGGTTGACCAAATCATTCGTGGTAAGGTTGACCCCTACTATACTATTGTGAAGACCAAGATAAAAGATTACTATCTATGGTCAGATACTCAAATTGATGAAGAGTATAAAACTAAAATGGTAGAGCGTTTAAATCGTATGTACTTTAGGGCTACTAATACAATACAAGATACTTTCGAGAAGAACTTCTTGGAGATTTGTTTAGAATATGTCAAAGAGAACAATACCGCCATATCAAAGTCAGCATTATCTTATCTTAATGAGATGAATAAGGGATTACCCAAATAGTTATAATAAAGGAGATTAAGATGGCTGAATGTACTTGTACTAATTGCGCTTGTGAAACCGAAGAACAATGTCAAGGTGGTGTAGCCCCTTGTTGTTGTACCGGAACACCAGGTTGTAACTGCGGAGGTTAAAATGGAAGATTACGGAGATTGGATTTGGGATGAATCTGAATACAATTTCTTTATGAGTTTAGACGATGCGACTAAACTTGAATATGTATTCGACTATTTTAATTTTAGAATCGAAGACCTCACCGAAGAAGAATTCGATGAAATGTTTGAGATTGAGGCCCGAGCCGAACATATCGATGTGAGTGTTGTTATTACTGATACTCATCTAACCATTACTTGTGATAAGAAGGAAATCCTTGATAGAACTATTAATATGTTTATTATGGATGGTATGATTCTTATGAAACAATCGGAGAATGAATCTGGCACAACTCGTGTCTATAAATTCATTGGACAATCCAACCCATACTCCGTGAACTGACAACTTGTCACTATATCTGACAAAGTGTACTAAAATACACTATTGGTATACAAATTGACCCTTTATGTGAAAATAACAAAAGAAAGGGTAATATATGACACTATTTGATTCAAGATTACACACTATGATTTCCGATATGGTTTCCGGTGGTTGGGATTCACATCGTATTTCAGATACTACTGCATATCTAAAGGATGATGTATTGACTATGGAGTTTGAGGTTCCTGGAATGTCTAACAAGGATATTGAGGTTATTGTGGAAGACCGAACCTTGGAGGTTAAAGCCGAGAAAGGTAGTCGGGCATTTCATAAGAGATATAAAATCCAAGAATCGTTTGATATCAACCAAACATCTGCAATTGCAAAGGATGGTATTCTTACCATCACTATTCCACGATATGAGGATAGGAAATCAAAAAGGATTGAAGTAAAAGTTAAATAAGTGATAGATTATTTCCGTTCTGAAAAGATTCTCTATAACGATAAACTTTACCTCGTTATAAGAAAGATACGAGAGAGTTCCAATCCAATTGTTGACACTTGGAAAAAACATCTTTTAGCCGATATCGTTCTCCGTAAAGATGGTTGGTACTACTTTTGTCAAGAAGTTACAGACATAGAATGGGAAGAAATTTAACACAAATTTAACATAGGGGGGCTTGTTTAAGTCCCCCTTTTTTATTATCTTTGATTATATAAAAAAATACACTATGACAAATTTAGGTTACTGCTGTATCAATATGACCCTTGGTAAGAAGAAGGTTACTACCAATCGGTCTATGATAAAAAAGACATTCCTCAATGAAGGTATTAGTCGGTCATCTGACCTTGCAGTTCAAAACGCCCGTGACCTTTGTGAGATTATCAAATGGAATCATCAGAATGGTTTCAAGTTGTTCCGTATGACTTCAGACCTCGTTCCGTGGGCTAGTGAGTTTGAGTTGTCCAATATGCCTGACTATCGTAAGTTCGCCAACTTACTTCGTGGTGCCGGCAATCTCGCTAAGATGTACGACCAGCGAATTACATCACACCCAGGTCCGTTCAATGTGTTAGTATCCCCCAACGAGAATGTAGTTCTTAACACGATTAAAGACCTTTCTCTACACGGAGAACACTTTGACCTTATGGGTTTATCTCGTACACCCTACAACCTTATTAACATTCATTGTAATGGTGTCTATGGTGACAAACAATCGGCGATGGATAGATTTTGTAAAAACTTCGAACGATTGCCAGAATCAGTTCAGACACGATTGACTATTGAGAACGATGACAAAGCCAGTATGTATTCGGTTAAAGACCTTATGTACATCCACAAGCGTATCGGTATTCCCATCGTGTTCGACTATCACCACCACAAGTTCAATACCGGCGACTTAACCGAACAAGAAGCTCTCGAACTCGCTATGTCTACTTGGGGTAATATCAAACCCCTCGTTCATTACTCCGAGTCCAAGACCATCGAAGACCCTACTGCAAAACCACAAGCACACTCTGACTACATCTATTCAGAGATTAACACCTATGGTCACGACCTTGACATTGACATAGAAGCCAAGATGAAAGAGTTGACTGTTCTTGACTACATTTCCAAATTTAGTAAACACCCATAAGGGCATAATTCGGGCAATGCTTGATAATATTAATTAATATTAAGTTTGCTTGATATTTATTCTTAACAAGTTGCTTACTTGCTTAACACCTGCGGTTATAAACTTTGTTTAAATAAGTACAAGTCCTGGAGTTAATAAAGTCAACTTTTTTGGAGAAATATGAAAAAACTTTTCAACAGACAAAATGGGTTCATCCTTCTGATGATTATCAGTACACTGGCATTAGCCGGTTCTGCTGCTTATTATTCGGTTTCTGGTTTAGGTTCACTATTTGCTGGGGCTAAAACCGAAGTAATAATAATGGCGTCAGCACTTGAGTTTTCTAAACTAATTCTTGCATCCTACCTCCACAACCATTGGAGTAAGGCTGGTTGGATGAAGTGGTATCTAACTCTTGCGGTCGCAGTTCTTATGTTAATTACATCGGCCGGTATCTATGGATTCTTAACATCTGCTTATCAGACAACCGCAGACAAGTTGGGTGTTACTGATAAACAAGTAGAGGTAGTAGAATTAAAGAAGGGTAGATTCCAAGAACAATTAACCTATTATACGGATGAGAAAAATAAATTAAACGAATCAATCAATTCACTTCGTGGTGGACTTGCTAACAATACTCAAAGTAGGGTTGACTCTCGTGGTAATGTAATAACATCATCATCCTCCTCACAACGAAGAGCGTTGGAATCACAACTTAATACTGCGGTTCAACAACGAGAAACCACCTCAAAGAAAATCGAAGTATTAACTGATTCTATAACAAAGTTAGATTTACAGGTATTAGACCTACAAACCAATAACGAAGTAGCGGCGGAAGTTGGACCACTTCGTTATATGTCGGAGATTACCGGCAAACCTATGAATGTAATCGTAAACTGGTTTACCCTTTTGATTGTATTCGTATTCGACCCACTCGCAATCTCAATGGTGATTGCTTTAAACAAACTAACTAAAAAGGAAAAAGAAGATGATGGACCTGAACTCAACTTTAGCATTGACAGCACTACTATTGACAATGATGATGCTGGGATTCTTGTTGGGGATACCAACAATGAAGAAACTGAATCAGAATTATCTCAACCTCAAGATAGCTTGGGAGGAGATGGAACTGAAGAGGTCGTTGAAGAAACAACGGAAAGCTCTAAAGAAATCACAAGCCCTAAAAGGGAAAAAGAAGAAGTAACATTTATACCTACTGATGAGGAAGCCACAAACTTATATGGTGAACAACCAAAAGTTGTTAAAAAACCTAAATTACATCAGTACATATCAACATCTCAAAGATATAGAGGTAAAAAATAATAAATTTGGATTATTGGATTTTATTTCGTATATTTGTTATATTATAAAGTTAAAAAACACAAAATAGTTATTATATGGATGAATTGTATAGCACCACCCTTGGTAATACCACACGGATTAATTACGAGGAAGTAGATGAGAATGGAACTGACATCGATAATCACCGTAAGTATTATCGTGAGTTCGACTATGGTATCGATACCACGGATAATGTAATCCTTATTCAGGATGAGATTCAACCCGGACTTATTTTTGATATTATTTCAAAAGTTCGTTTAATGAAAAAAATTAATGGAAATCTCGATACCATTAATATTATGTTGAACTCTCCCGGCGGTGATGTAATTGAAACCCTTGGTCTTATTGATTTTATGAAATCACAAGAAGAGCAGGGTATTAAATTCAATATCATCGTTCGAGGTGCTGCTATGTCCGCTGCTGCTTTATTATTGACTTGTGGAACGGGCCTTCGTGCTGCATCAAAACACTCCAAGATTATGGTTCACCAATTGTCTACCATTGTAGTAGGTAAATTGAGTGATGTTAAATCTAACGCCAAATTTAGTGAGGAGTTGGAACACGAGTGTAATCAGTTAATGGCTGACAACTCAAAAATGGATAAAGCATATTGGGAAAATATTTCATCTTCAGATTACTTTATGTCTGCAGAGAAAGCTTTAGAATTGGGAATTATCGACAAAATTATTTAATTAAACATAAATGGAAAATTTCTTCACCGCTGAGGAACTCGTAGAGAACTACGAAAAGTTTCGTAAACTAATCAATCAAACATTTACAGGCGAACGATTGGATGCTCTTAATCGTATGTATGACCACTTTGAAGAACGGATGATTTATACACCCGCTTCATCAGTAGAACATTACCACAACGCTTTTCCTGGCGGATATGTAGACCACATCCTTCGAGTCACTCGTAATGCTTTAAAAGTTTACGAAATGTGGCAAGACCTTGGTATGATTATGGAGGATATTGACAAAGAAACGATTGTGTTTACAGCTCTCCATCACGACCTTGGTAAATTAGGAACTCCTGAAATGGATTACTACATTAAGAATGATTCCGAATGGCATATAAAAAATCAAGGTAAGATTTACAAAACCAATCCTAAAATCCACTGGATGAATCTCAATGACCGAACGATGTTTAATCTTCAGTATTTCGGAATTAAGTACACCGAAGTTGAGATGATTGGTATGAAACTTACTGATGGATTGTATGATGATAATAACAAAGAATATTATATCAAGTACAATAACGATGACCGACTAAAGACATCTCTCCCATTCATTATGCACACCGCAGACCAGATGGCTGCTATTTATGAAAACAAGCGGTGGGAAACTCAACTAAACCCTGTCAAATCAACTCGTAACCCAAATGGTCGACCATCGACTAAAGGTAAGTTGACTGACGCTTTCTCTACCACCGAAACCAAGTTTGATACGGGTGGTGTATTTGACGCATTCAAAGATATTATTGAGGATTAATTATGATTTGGGTAATAGCATTATTAATTATTTCAACATCTGTATTTGGATATACAACATTCAACCTTCTTCGTAAGAATGAGGCCTTGGAAGAGTCCATAGAAGAATATGAGGTTGGATTAAATCAACAAGAAGAGTTAATTTCTGAAATAGCTACAAAGATTGACTCTGCTATGTTACGAATGAAAGAGATTGACCGAATTGGGTCATTTGAGGCCGATGATGAAACCGGCTTCATTTTTAAAAACATATATGATATCATTTCAGAATTAGAACAATTTTATGGCACGGAAGAAAAGAGCGAAGAGTAAACGATATTTTACGGCCATAACTGAAATGGCTATCAATGCGTATAACCGATGTGATGACCATCGATTGAAGAATAAAATCTATAATCGTTTTATTCACTATCCATTTGACAAACTGGCAGAGAATGTAATTCACACTTACAAGACATACTATTTTGATGTCCCTTATGAGGATGTTAAAATGAATGTTGTCGCGTTCTTGAACGAAAAGATTCACAAATTCAAAGGTGAGAATGGTAGAGCATTCTCTTACTTCACGGTAATTGCAAGAAACTATCTATTCAACGAGAACAACGCCAACTACGCACGAATGAAAGCTCGTGAAGATGTTGATGTGATTGACACAAGTCGTAATGTAGTAAATGAAGTTTATGACAAAATCAATCAAGAAATGATGTCTGACTTTATGGACTATTATGTCCGTTACATTGACTATAACATTTTTGACCTATTTGAAAAGGAACGGGATAGAAAAATAGCAGATTCTTTAGTAGAACTATTCAGAACCCGTGACAACCTATATTCATACAATAAAAAAGCTCTTTATATACTTATTAGAGAACGGACTAATGTTCAAACGCAATATATAACCCGTGTAGTTGGTAAAATGAGAACAATCTATGGTGAATTATATATTGACTATACCAAGGGTGAACTATTGAGCATTACACACCGAGTGGAGGAATTCAATGACTAAAGATGAAGAAATCTTTAAGGGAAAGACATTCTCTGACTTAATGTCTGATATCTATTCGAATCAGAAGAAGAAGGATAGGCAAATTAAGTTATTGATTGCACAACTTGAGCCGATGGTTAAATCACTTGACCAAGCGGCTGTTGTTGTTCCATTGATTAAGGAGTATCTTGATATCTCCGTAAAGAATGATGATTCATTAATCAAACTTGCGGCTATCGTTCAACGAATGATGAAAGACAACGCTACCGCCGAAAGCGGAGGATTTATTCTTTCCGAAGAAGAGAAGCGTCAACTTATGGATGCAATTGAAGAGGTTGAAAAAGACCTACCAACTGATGGAGATGATGAATGATTTCAGGCGTAGTAGAAGCTATAAATTTATCAGATGAAAATGATGCTGTAAATACCATCTGGGTAGCTACCACTAACAAGGGTAGAAATCTCATCAAAGCGTCACCATTAAGTATGAATGTTAGATACATTCCTATTCTTGGTGAAATGGTATATCTTGTAAAAGCCGCTACTGATGAATCATCTGGTACAAAAAATAGTGAAAAGTATTACTATCTATCTCCAGTAGCAGTACATAGAAATATAAACCACAACGCCATACCTCCGTTTTTAGAAATGGAGGGTGGTGGTACTGCTGGATATGAACAAGCCGCAGCCGGTGTCGCAAACTCATCATCCCCATCTACCGATGTAGATTTGGGTAGAGGATTTGTTGAATTGAATACATTACCTCAACTTCAGGGGTTTCTTGGTGATATAATCTTTGAGGGTAGGTTTGGTCAATCGATACGATTTGGATATACACCCAAAGGTGTCACTACGAGTGACAACAAAATTTCGGCCGTAAAAAAACAACCATCTTGGACTTCTACCAAACCAGAATCTCCAATCACAATACTCCGTAATGGTGTAACCACAAACGATGGTTATAATAAACTTGTAATAGAGGACATCAATAAAGATGCATCTTCAATATGGTTAACTGACCAACAAAAAGTAAACATAACTTTATCATCAACTCTGCCAGTTGGTATAACCCCATCCAGCTTGTGGTCAAAACCACAAGTTATTGTGAATTCGGATAGGATTGTTATAAATTCGAAAAAGGATAATATCATTTTAGCATCTAAAAAGGATATTGTGGTGACAACTGCAACAAACACTACTACGATTGATAAAATTATCGAAGCAATTACAATATTAGCTCAAGGACTATATCCAACGGCCGTAGGACCAACTGGACCACATCCACAAATTGCTCAAATTATAGCTAAACTAAAACAAGGTATTTAAGATGGCATTAAATAAAACACAATTAAAAAATACAATCGCAGTTGGACTTGAATCGTTAAGAAAAAAACCAGGCGGTGGTACTACTGAAGAATTTGCCAAGATAATTTCAGATGCCATTGATGTGTATGTGAAAGCCGCTAAGATTGAAAATAAGAATGGCAATGATACTGAAAATAAAATAAGATAAAACATATTTATAGGTATGGACACGACTAAATTAGTAAAAGCGATTCAAATCATCGTTAAAGAAGAGGTTAAGAAGGAAATGGCTAAACGAGAAAAAGCCATCCGTGAATCTATTCTTAAAGAGATGAAACAATCACAACCAAAGAGAGTTGAGAAAGACCCTTTGGATGTCGAACATATTTTTGAACAAAAACAAACCCCTAAAACGGAAGTTTTTAAATCAACGGGTTTTGCCGACTTGTTGAACGAAACTGCCGAAGGTGGTGAGTGGAGAAGTATTAATGGACAAGGTGGTGTCTTTCAAGCATCACAAGCTCAGGGTTGGGGTAGTATGACCAAACAAACTACTGGCGTTCTTCAAACCGCGGAAGGTAATGCGGTTTCCGTTGATAGATTGACCCAAACATCAGCCGGTCAGGCGGTTGTTGATGCTTTAACACGAGATTACTCCGGCTTGATGAAACACATCAATGCTAAGAAAGGTAAGTAATGGCCGTTCGTAAAGAATATAGATTAAACCCACTTGACCTCAAGAAAAATATAGCGATTGGTGTTATGTTACCATTGGGTGGTAATCCTATGTTCAAATCTTCATACACAACCGAAGAACAAGCTCTTTCTAATCTAAAAAATTTAGTATTGACACGAAAGGGTGAGCGCCCATTCCAACCTTTATTTGGTACTGATGTGTATTCTTTACTATTTGAAAATATTGAAACAAATTTAACCGATACCTTGTCAGAATCATTGAGAAATGATATTGCATTTTGGTTACCATATATTATCATAGATTCGGTTAATGTATCACCACAAGAAGATTATAATAGAGTAGATATTTCTTTAAGTGTTAGAGTTACTGAAAATGGAGCTAATACTCCAATAATCATTCGTGTTACAAATCAAGGAAGTATATCTGTTGTTTAAGGAATCGTAATGGCAAATAAAATTAAAAAAGAAGTAAAACTGATAGGTAGGGATTTTGGTGATATTCGCCAGAACTTAATAGATTTTACAAAAAACTATTTCCCACAAACCTATAACGATTTTAACGAATCTGACCCGGGTATGATGTTTATGGAAATGGCATCATATGTTGGCGATGTATTATCATACTACACGGACTATCAGTTACGAGAGTCCATCCTTGAACAAGCTCAAGAAAAGAGTAATATATTTACTATCGCACAATCATTTGGTTATAAACCAAAATTGAATGTACCTGCGACAACCACTCTAACTGTTTATCAATTAGTACCATCTCAAGGTAGTGGTGATAATGTTTCTCCCAATTGGGATTATGCCCTTACCATAAAGGAAGGTATGATTGTTGGGTCTACCTCGAATGATAATGTTGAGTTCTCTACAATCAACAAAGTACGATTCAATTATTCATCATCATTTGACCCTACCGAAGTTAGCGTTTATGAAATTGACCCCATTACAAATGAACCTATTTACTATTTGTTAAAAAAATATGTGAAAGCGGTTAGTGGTAACGCTAGAACAAGTACATTTACATTTACATCACCAAAACCATATGATAAAATTCGTTTAGAGGATGAAGATGGGTTGATTGATGTAATATCAATCACCGATGATGATGGTGATGAGTGGACAAAGGTAGATTACCTCGCTCAAGATACTGTATTTGAAGAACTACCAAATACAACTGACTATTCGTTGGCTATGTCTGCATATGCAAACGAAACTCCGGCTCTTTTAAAATTAAAGAGAGTACCAAAACGATATATTACTCGTATTACCGATGATGGTAAAATCGACATTCAGTTTGGTAGTGGTATATCTCAAAACGCGGATGAAGAAATTCTTCCAAATCCTGATAATGTTGGTTCTGCTCTTTATGCGGGAAGTGGTAACCTTGACCAAGGTATTGACCCTTCAAACTTTATGTACGCTAAAACATATGGAGTAGCTCCTTCAAACACAACATTGAGTGTTAAGTACCGAGTTGGTAATGGCGTTGAAGATAATGTACCATCACAAGACCTAACGACCATCATAGAGAAGGTCATAGAAACTTCTAACATAAATCTTGTAACTAATGTATTTAATGTAGTACAAAACTCAATTGCCGTTACTAATGAAAAGGCAGCTGCTGGTGGTAAGTACGAAGAAGAAATTGAAGAAGTTCGTAACAATGCTATGGCGTACTTTAGAGCGCAAAATAGAGCAGTCACTAAAGAAGATTACTTATTAAGAGCATACGCACTTCCACCTCAATTTGGTTCGGTTGCTAAGGCGTACGCTGCTCCTGATTTCCAAATCAATACTTTATTAGATGATGGGCCAGACCCAATTCCAAATCCGTTAGCTATTAATTTCTATGTATTGGGTTATGATTCAAATAAGAAACTTCAGACACTAAATCCGGCTACAAAGCAAAACTTACAAAGTTATTTATCTTACTATCGAATCTTAACTGACGCCGTAAATATCAAAAACGCCTATATTGTAAACATTGGTATTGATTTTGAAATTATTGTTTTACCAAATTATAATTCGAACGAAGTTCTTTTGAAGTGTATTGATGCATTGAAAGATTTCTTTAGAATTGAGAATATGGGTATTAGCAAACCTATTGTACTTACCGATGTGTATGTGTTATTGGATAGAATCGATGGAGTACAAAGTGTAGTTAGACCTGATAAAGATGGTAATGGTGGATTGCAGATTACAAACCGATTTAATGGTAACTATTCATCAAATAAATACGACATTAAAAATGCAACTCGTGATGGTATTGTCTATCCACCCAAAGACCCAAGTTGCTTTGAAGTAAAATACCCAGATGTGGATATCCGAGGTAGAGTAGTATCGTTATTTTAAGAGGTAGAAAATGATTTATAGAATATATCCAAGTAAAGACGCCACAATCTACGAAGATTCTCTTCGTAAAACACAAAACACAGGCAAGGATGAGATTCTCGAAATCGGTAAATTTTATGATACCGATAACACTACCTTGTTGGGTAATAGTAGAGCTCTAATTGAATTTGATTTAAGCACAATATCATCTTCAGTTTCAAATGGTGACATCACATCACCTCAATATAGATTGAAGTTGGAAAATATAGAAAGTCGTGAGATTCAATCAAATTACGACCTTTATGTTTTTCCTTTAAAAGAAAGTTGGACTGAAGGTATTGGTTCAGAGCCAGACACCCCACACAATCAATTAAATGTTTCGTGGGTTAGTCGTAGTTTATCCGAAATGTGGGATGTTGAAAACTCAACAGTGGGTAAACCTACAAATCCTGCATTGATAAATGCTCTACAAGCATACTACAACTTTGTATCATCGATTGGTAATTTTGAATTAGTAGACAAGATTAAAGGTGCAAACGGACAAGACCCAATACTTGTTATATCCGGTTCAAAAATGGCATTATCATCATCACATTATAGTGGTGGTACTGCAAATTTATCAGCATCGTTGGAAGCTGGTACAATTTACAAAATTGACTTTGATTTTAATAGGGGTTCTCTTTCGGGTGTTGAATTTAATGTAGTAGACCCTAATGGTACTCTATTAAACGATGATATCTTAAATTTTCAAGATTCACTCGTAAGTACGGCCACCTACAATATGGCGTTTACCGCAAGTGTTAGTGGTATACATAAATTACAACTTTCATTCTTTGATAATAATGGGGCCGATGGTTCTAAAGGTTCGATAGATAATTTCTATCTATATAGTCAGGTTTCTGAAAACACATTGGTATTAGACCAGTTCAGTTCAAATCTAACCGAATTGCCATCTACATATGTTATAAACCAAGGTATTGAAAATGTTCAAGGAATCACAGGTTCGGCTCAAATTCTAAACTATGAGTTAGTTCTAACTTCATCAAATTATGGTGGTGCTACTCTGAATAGAAAATACACCCTGCAAGAAAATAGACACTACACTGCAAGTTTTGATTTAGACCCCGGCAACTATCCAACAACCCGTGGTGATGGTACTGATTTGGGTATCGAATTCACAATCCAATCGCCTGATGGTAGATTAATAGATGAAAATGATATTACGGATTATGTTCAATACATAACCTCAAGCTTATCACCTTCAGTTAAATTTCAAGCCAGAGAAAGTGGTGAGTACCTATTTAGATGGACTTTTTTCGCAAGTGCTAGTTACGGATGTAGTTCATCGCTTGATAATATTAAAATAGAATCAGATGACCACGATAAAACATCCGCTCAATACACCGACATTTTTTATGACGCTAGATGGTGTGTAAATGATGGCGGTGGTACTTGGTACACGGCATCTTGGGCAAGTGGTAGTCATTCAAAACAATCATTTACAAAATATACAAATAACCTTGATGTTGAAGTTACTGACTATGTGAATGAATGGTTAAATGGAACTCGTACTAATAATGGTCTTATAATCAAGAAGGCAAACTCCGATGAGTGTTCTTCTACAAAGTTTGGTTCTATTAAGTTCTTCTCTTCAGATACACATACTATTTACCCACCTACACTTGAGGTTCGTTGGGATGATTCATCATTCTCAACGGGTTCACTTGAACCTTTAACAAATGAGGATATCATTTTATATGTTAAAGGTCTTGGTACTGAATACAAAGAAACTTCAAAAGCAAAAGTTAGAGTATATGGTCGTGCCAGATTCCCCGAAAGGTCATTTGTGTCATCGCCGATGGCTGATGTTAAATATCTCCCAACTACCTTGTACTATTCGGTAGTTGATGCTGAAACCGAACAAGTAATTATTCCGTTCGATACTAATTATACAAAGGTGAGTTGTGACTCCACATCCAATTATTTTAATTTTTGGTTTAATGGTCTTCAACCTGAAAGATTCTATAAGTTTATTTTCAGATTAGACCAAGGTGGTACTACAAAATACTTTGATGATAATTTTTATTTTAAGGTGGTTAGATAATGGCAACTCGTAAAGTTAACAGAAATGGTAGAGGGCAAATTATATCCTACGAATTAAGTGGATATGATTCAACAAATAATAAACAAACATATGGTAGTGTTTTATTATCAAACGGAGGTTCTCAATCAGTTGACAAGTATGATTTGGCTTCATTTAGAGCTAATGTTGATTCTCAAATAACAGAATTTGCTATAAATCCGGAATATCAATCTTCTACAATTAACATTCAACTAAATTTACCATTTTTCAATACCAATACTGTTAATGTTTCAACAACAACACAGGCCTTTGTTGAGTCGAATCCTAATATAAATTTAGGATACATTGCATCATTACAGGGATAATTAGTATAACATATGTCACTCGATAGATACTATAACAACGAAACGGTAAAGGGAACAACTCCCACCTTTGGAGAAGATTTTTCACCAGAGGTTAATTCTACTGTAAATAGAATAAACACACCCATATCTTTATACGATGTGGATGGTGAGTATGTGGGTGGTATAAAAGTACCAACCGCATTAGAAGCACACATCTATGCGGATGACAATTTGTTAAGGTCAATTTATAATAGACCTATTACTTATGAAACTAGCGGTAGCAACCCTATCTTAAAAATCAATCCTGAACTTGATTTACGAGTGGTTAATATCAAACAAGGTGCATATTCAATCAACTACAACTTCTTACATAAGTTTGTTAGGAATTGTAAAATTCTTCAGATTAATGGTGATAGGACTGAAGTCCGTATTGAGAAAGTAACCAATAAGGTAAACGCGTTCTCACAATTAAGAGATATCGTAATTTCAAATAGTTCTTTAAATTCATTTACACGAGTGGGAGTTCTTCCTGAATTGGTAATGAATTTAAAAAACAATGAATTATATAATGTCATTAATATTAGTTTTGAAGGACCGGTCACCGGTGTTATTACGGAAACATTACAATATCCAACCGATAGATTTGGTAATATATCAACGACATTTGTTCCGATTGATAATACAGTTCAAACACCAAATTCGTGGCGGACCTTTATAGAGGTTTACACCCCTGCGATTGGAGAATCCACCACAAATGCAGGTGAACCAACACAAAGAGCTCGTAGGTATAGATTAAAAGAAAGTGTTCAGAATCCTGGATTTTATGTTTGGGAAGCCGGTAGTAATACATTTAGCTCCGGTCAGGGTAATATCCCATCAGAGGTGCCACTTACGGAAATATTTGATGAGGACCAAAATGGTAACCAAGTCAAAGTAGGTGAAGAAATCATATTAAACACTCCAATCGATTTTACGGATTTAAAACTGACCTACAACCGATGGGATGTTACGGCAACCTCATATGATAAAGTAGTATTAAAATTAGACAGACCTCTTGCAACTGAATTTGATTTAAACTCAAGATTCGATTTGGATGGTCGTATATATAATTCATACATTGAAAAAATTATAGCATTTCCAAGTATTGATTCTGAAGAAGTATACGATTTTTCAGAACCAAATTTCAATATGGATATGTCAGACCAAGCAGGCGCATCTGCTACAAACTGGCAAACTTGGAACTCATTGTTGGATGCAAATCCTACAACATCTCAACAATTAGTTAACTACTACTTTAGTGGTTCTCTTGGAAATGTAAAATTAAATATCGATTATTCGGACTTTGCTAATTTTGTACACTTTTCATCGGCTACAGAACGAGTTGATAATTTTGTGTATAAAATCCAACAAATTGAAAATTACAACAATCGTATAAATCTATTGGAGTCGGTAAGTGGTTCTGATGCTTTGACAAACATCTCACAATCAATAGTTCGTAGGGATACTGTTATTGGTGGTTTTGATGAGTTTGAATACTATTTGTATTACGGAACTACTTCTAACAACTATACACATTGGTCATCATCCGCATATACAATTGAACCATATCCAAAGGTATCTACATTCCCACATATTCTATATCCAAGCACTTCATCACAAGGTGAGCAATGGTATGGTGGTGTGTATGATTCTGCATCGCTGTACGATGAATTCAATGATTCTCGTTTGAGAAATATGATTCCAATCCATCTCCAAGAAGATGAAAGAAACATTGAGTATGTTACCTTTATTGATATGATTGGTCAACATTTTGACATTCAATGGACTTACATTAAATCTCTTACCGATATCAATCGTAGAGAAGAACATCCTAAAGATGGTATGGCCGATAATCTACTCAAATCAGTAGCGGACTCTTTTGGGTGGTATTTATCAAACGGATACTCTGATGTATCCCTTTGGAAATACGCTCTTGGTGTCGAGAATGATGGAACACTTTTCACAACAGGTTCACTTGAGTCCAAGTCAAGACAACAAATTGTTCACGAAACTTGGAGAAGAATTGTTAACACCCTACCTATGTTGTATAAGACAAAAGGTACGGCTCGTTCTATTAAAGCAATCCTTGCTACATATGGTATCCCACAGGCGTTCTTAAAAATTCGTGAGTGGGGTGGTCCTACTGTTTCGACTCGTAAAAATGTTTATGAACACGAGCGATTTGTAAACAAGTTAGAATTATCACCTTCACAATATCTTACCGCTCCTTGGGATGATATTAATTCGGATAGACCAAATACTATTGAGGTTATTGGTAAGATGCCAAAAGCACATTATCATATCCTCCGTTTAACTGATGGGTCTGATAATGTAGATTATTTTTGGGACTATCTCGCAGACACGGCTAGAATTCGTTTGGCCGTTAATGGAACTGACATTATATCATCATCATATGTTCCTTACAAAACTCGTAGGGACATAGTGTTTACATTAACTTCGGGTAGTGTTGATATTCAGGCGGCTTGGGTAGATGATTGGGGTGGTATCTTGGCTAACCCAACAGCATCCGTATCTACACCAAACTCAACATTTAATTCGGTTTGGACTTCAGTAGGAACTTTACAAGTACCTGGTCCGACTACCGACGCCAATATCTACAACTATGAAACCGCAAGTATTCAAGAGGTAAGATATTTCCGAGATGGTATCTCAAGTGAAATTGTTTACGAACACGCTAAAAACCGAGAGGCATATTTTAGTGATGATAATACTACCGACTTGGATATCGATACCTCATTTGATAAGTTGATGTTCCGTGTATTTCCTGATAGTCAAGTAGCAACAACTTCAAGTTATATTACATCAAAACACCCAAATCAGAGAATCACAACAACCGATAGTGGGTTAGTTTTATCTGCGTCTTTAACGAATGTAACCTCCGTTCAATTAGTCGGAGAAGTGGATACTCAATTTGTAACAGTTCCATCGATGGGTGCTTTGAATTTAATGAATAACAAGATTCGTATTGAATCTGCATCGTTAAATGGTCCGTTAAATCCTGACAAGTCAAACGAATTGAGTGAGTTTGATTATGCCCCAATTGATTCAAACTTATTGGGTACATATTTCTCAACCACGGATACTGTAAACTTTGATATCTTCAATTCCGAAGGTTACTTTGAGGCAGATGATTGGGTGGGTGACCCTGATAAACGATATAATGCCGATTATCCTTTATTGAAATATCGTGCTAAAAACTATTTCCAAAAATATACAAGTGGTACTGCTATTGATTTGATTTTAGATATGTTATCTCGATATGATATGTCGGTGTTTACCCAAATCCAACAACTTTTACCAGCTCGTGTAGATTGGCATAAGGGTATTTTGATTGAACCACACATCTTTGAGAGAAACAAGTATCGTAGAAATCGTGATATCACATTTACACGACATATGTACGATGGTACAATCTCTATGGTTAATCATAGTTTGACTGCTTCAAGGAATGACTATGACCCTGCTGAAATTGATTTATATGATTATCAACCATCAACTTATAGGTATTACATCCCAACTCTATCTTCAAGTATTCAATGTACTGCGCCAAGTTCTACCTATATAACATCATCTACCACATTGAATAGTAGAATTGGTGGTTTGGCCACGGATTATTTATCTTACAACTCTACAAACTATCTTATTTTAAATCGTATATCAAGCACTAAAGTAGAAATCGATACAGCACTTCCGGCCGCATCATCTCAAAGTGGTACGATATACTATACTGGTAGTTTTGATTTCATAGGTCAAAATATTACCGCCAGTTATGCATCCGCATCCACATCATACACGGAAAATAGTGCTTCGGTTGAAAATAGAAGTGATATAAACAATAACGATACAACATTTGAGTATCAAAACTTTGCAATAATAACTGGTCTTACAGAACCAAATTATAATGGAAAGTTGGTAAGATTAAAATGTACATTAAATTTGGTTGCTCCAAATAATACTGATATATTTTCAACAGGTACCGATGAGATTGACGCTACAGTAAATACAATAGCTGGTGAAATAGATTTAGTGGGAGGTCAAGTAATTTTGTCCGGAGGAACAATTTCAGCCGGTCAAGCTCAATTTGAAATATCATTCTTAACAAGCTCTATTAGTACAACGGATGTAGCAACAAACCTTGTTCATAAATTTAGTGGTGCTAATTGGCCTGCAGATGTAGCTCAATACGGAAACATTGTATTTGATGATGGTAATGGTGATGATAAGACATATCCGATTTTAGAAAGAATTAGTGATACTCAAATCAAGATTGATACTTCTTCACACGCTCCAAACACAAGTGGTTCTGCTGTAAGTGCCGATACACAATACTCATCATCTGCTCAACAATCAATCACATTTACTATTGGTGACCCGACTCTTATTACTTGTGTAACATCAAGTACATACACAAATCTTTCAAATGGATACTGGCAGTATAATCCAATTGCTACTACTGCTGTAAATCATAAGCGTTCTAAAGTATATCAAGTTCCGAAATACTTTTACTCAACTCCGATGTCCGCCAGTTTAAAGCTACCAAGTTCAGCTTCTATGGAGTGGTGGGAAGGTCAAGATGATAGATTGTCATTGTCTTTGGAAAACTTGTTCTACAATGGATGTCGTATTAGTTCCGACTCATTAACCACGGATTCATTGGATACTCCAGATGGCGGCCCGGTTGTGGAAATAACCAAAGTTGACCCAAATGTGATTGTTTATTCAACGCAAACCCCAAGTGATGGTGGTACTACTACCGAAACACCTGTGGGTACTAAACCTGTTAGAATTACACCAGCTGAAGTTTTGGTTAGTCGTAAAGTTGATTTAGAAACAACCGCACGACCAAGCGTTGCTTTAGAAAATGATGTTTTAAAACCAGTACCATTCATACCGGCTGTAAACAAACCAAAGATTTCTTTAGGAGAAGATAAGATAAAGAAATTGATAAATAAATTGTTAAAAGGGAATAGACAACTATAAAAAGTTTGAAAACCATATTTATATACATAAATGAGGAAACACTATGGGATTTTTAGATAATTCATCAGTAACAGTAGACGCCATCCTTACCAAGAAGGGTAGAGAGCTTTTGGCGCAAGGTCGTGATAAGTTTCAAATCACTCAATTCGCTCTTGCGGATGATGAGGTTGATTATGAACTTTGGAATCCAGCACACTCGTTGGGTTCTGACTATTATGGAATCGTAATTGAAAATATGCCGGTGATTGAAGCAATCACGGATGAAAATTACGCAATGAAGTATAAGTTGTTGACCTTACCAAAGACAACTACAAAGTTACCATTCATTTCAGCATCACCATCATCCGTTACAATCAATGAGGGTCAATTGACCTCTGTAATTTCAGTAGCTACGGTTAATGGTGGTAATGTCGACTTGGGATACACAGCAATTCTTTTGAACAAAGACGCGGGTACTATTAGTGGTAACCCTGGAGTTCCTGGTAATGTTTCTCCTATCGTAAGTGTTAGTTCATATAATTCAAATCAGTCAATGACGGTTGTAGGTAAAAATCAATTCACATTCCGTTCTACATCATTCCTCGCCGGAAGAGCTTCTCTTTCAACTCGTATCATTATTATTGGTAACGAAACTGGTGGTAGAACTGAAGTTGATATTGTAGTCAATCCTGTATCAGACATTCAAACCGCAACACAACCATTGACTAACGCATAAGAGGAATAAAAAATGCCAGAATCTCCAATTTTTAATCCGTTCGGCGCACCACAAGGTGGTGGCACGGGACTTTCGGGTGGAACAACCCAAACATCTACTCCGGTAGGAACACCTGCCCAACCAACCACAATCAATGATTTGGTTAGAGCTGACATACAAGAGAGTAGAACTCCAACAATTCCTGCCGGCGCTTATGATTACGGTAGTGGTAAAGTATTTAACGCATTCACGGTTGAAGATGTAGTTGAAGGTGACTCTCAACGAATTACTCGTGGTTTGTGGAGTGGTAATGTTGGTGAGTTGACTTCGTTTTGGACATCATCTTATCAATCGGCTACTCAAAAACAATACTACTACGAAATTTATAATGGCGACCCAACGGATTCTACAAAGTATCCTCAATTTTCAATTGCTTATGGTCACAATTATGGTAGTGGTTCGTTAGGAACAAACGAAGATTCACCTTCAAGTGCAATCTACTCACAATTCCAACAAATCCTCTTACCTGCATCACAAAGAACATTTACTTTTGGTAGTGTTGTACAAGATGACATTTATGTTATTTCAATTAATCGTTCAAGATTAAGAGATAAACTTGACCCAGGAAACTGGGAGTTGGTATTGTCTGGTTCCAATGGTGAAACTCTTCGATTAATCGATAATAGCGGTGACGCAAATCAGACCGGAAACTCCAATCAGAATGTTTATAGTGTTGTATCTGGTTCACTTTTAAATGGTGTCCAAGATGCTAACAAAATCTTTGGTGCCGTATATCCTCAATTTGGATGTATTGTATTAGGTGGTAGAATGTTAGACGCGTCTGCTTCTCTTGGAACAAATACAGGTTCAAATGTTGATGCTCAAAACCACAAGAAATTATTCCTTGCAATTAGTGGTGCTGCAGTTGAAAACGCAAATGATGGTTTCCAAGCCAGAAGTGAAGAAGAAGTTAAATCTACATTCTTCTTTGTTAGAGCAAAGAATGGTGAATATAACTTTTCAAATAACCCATCGTATGTAACGGGTTCAACTGGTCAGTTAAGACAACAAACTTTTGTCGGTGACCCTAAAACTTATATCACCACTGTTGGTTTGTATAATAACGATAACGAATTGTTGGCAATCGCTAAATTGTCTAAACCTTTATTGAAATCTTTCTCAAACGAGATTTTAGTCAAGGTTAAATTAGATTTCTAAAATGACACCCAATGGGAATGGTATTCAAACGGATATTCAATGGGGGAGTTCAAGAACGACCCTTTAAAGCTCATAAACGATATGAGGTGACTGATGCTAATTATTCATCTTCGTTTGAAATTTCCATTTTAAGAGGTGTATCTGACAATGGTATATTAACTGAAGTTTCAACATCGGTACAAAGTCAAATAGCAGTCGACCCTAATGTAATTACTGGTTCTGGCGCTATGACTTCCGAATTGAACTCTATTCCTCAAACCATTGTTTGGAACTCTATTAATTCAACATTCTTTAAAAGAACAAATCGTACACTTTTCGAAACCGCTTCTATCGTATCAATTCCTCAAAACAAATTTGGAGATGGTATCAAGCCGGGTTCGGTATATGTTACGGATAATAGCCATTACCCATATGCTCCGATAAATTTATCAGACCAAAAGGTAGATGATGAGTACGGATTGTTGATTATAAATGAACTAACATCTTCGGCGTTAATAAATGAGTCAGACACGATTGTTAAATTTACATTTGATACCGGTAAAGTTATTGACTCTTCCAACTATCAAAATCAAATTATAGTGAGTTAATATGGCTTGGAATTCTACATCCATAGGTTATTTTACCACCGAGTTTGAATATCTTTCTGCTGGAAATGGTGGGACATTTCTTGCCGTACAAAGTGGTTCTAAAACTCTTAATACAACATCACCGCTCACATTAGATGATATTTTTTCACCATCGGTTGTTGTATCGGCATCAAGAACTCATTACGATACACTTGTATTAGATGGCGTAACTTTATATGGTGGAGAGTTAAGTAATGCCGCTATTGTATCAGACACCGTAGCAAGTGCGTCTTTGTCGGCTGCAATTAGTGGTGGATTGTGGGCGGTTTCATCAATTAATTACTTTAGTTCTTCGACTGATTATAATGTATACTATCCATTCGTAAATAGAAATACGGGTGTAACTTCAAGTATAGCCAAAGTTACGGGATTTTCGTTCCCTGGGAGTGGGATTGTAAATCTTTTATTTGAAAATAATAATGTAACATTCCAACAATCATCCACTTTAGCATCCACATATGGAGCAAGTTATGCTTCAGAAATGGAAGGTCCTGAGCGACTCGTATATTTGGTCGGTGACACTTCAAGTTTAAATCCAAACGAGTTGGGATATCCGTTATCCGCAAGTTTATCTTCAGGTGTTTTCAGTTATAGCTCGCCTGTACTCGCAGGGGGTGGTGGTGGTATATCCAGAACAAGTGGAGTTGGTAGTACGGGTTATGGTTATGTATTTGGCGGTCAGAGTCAAAGTATCTTAATCAGACATAATTCAAATTTTGACATACTAAATTCATATGACAATTGGAGTGTGTCATTTTGGTCAAGTTTACCATCGTATCAACCTGGGTCAAATTCTGAACAATTAATTGTTTCAAAACAAGTTGCGGAAAGTTATCCAAACTCATATGGGAATATTGTAACTCGCAATAATCAAGCTGCCGCATACCCATTTAAAATTGGAGTTTATACTGATAATAGTGTTGATGATGGTAAAATATTCTTTGAAACTTCGGATGGTAAAAAAACAACAAGAATAACATCATCCGCCGCATATAATGATGGTTCTTATAGACAATACACATTTAATAAGACCGGCTCTTTGTATGAAATTTGGGTAGATGGCACTCGCATATCAAGTCAATCAGTATCATACACAAACATCAATAATCAACACGATATTTTAATTGGAAACAACACATATGGTGGTGGTAACGCATTTAGCGGTTCTATCGATGAGTTTAGGATTCGCAGAACATCCTTATCATCAAATGAAATCGAATCGCTTTCGGATACAAATGTAGTTAGTGGTTCGTTTTTACAAAAAAATTATGCCGGTTATGTTTTTTATAAACAAGGTATGATTGTAGTCACCGACCCAAGACCTCGATATCAAAATATGTTCTTGGGTAATGGTAATTGGGATTATACAAACAAATCATTTCAGTTAGATTATAGAGCCACTAAAGTAGTAGAAGAAGTGTCAATACTTTGCGAATTGGGCAAGGGTGAGTTTAATGTATCATCGAACCCATCGTTAAGATTGACATCAAATGATAACGACCCTCGATTAAAGTCAATGATTACTGGTTCTGATTTTAGACCATATGTAACTCAAGTTGGATTATACAATGATAGCGGTGACCTTTTAGCCATTGCAAAACTTGGTTCACCTTTAAAGAAAAGACAAGATGTTGATGTAACCATCAATGTTAAATTTGATATAGATTAATTTATGGCAAAAGGAAATTGGAGTCACATCCAAAAATCAAAAGGACATAAGTCCGGCCTTGAAGACAAGATTAACGAACAGTTACGAATTCAAGGAATTGATGGGGAATACGAACAACACGAAATTCCATACACCATCCCTGCAACTCATCACACTTACAAACCCGACTTTAGGTTACCCAACGGAATCTACATTGAATCCAAAGGTTGGTTCTTGCC